TTTTGAATTTGAAACTAATTAAATAGATATGAACTTAGAAGAATTAAAAAAGAGAACTCAAGCTTTAAGTAAAGCTTATCCTGATTACAAAGAAGATTTTCTAGATTTGTATATGTTAGCTGTATCCGAAGTTGAAGAAGGTGGATCAGAGCAACATGAATGCGATTTATCCTATTCAGAGATGTTAGACACTGTAAAAGATATAAACTAATGAATATACCAAAAATTTACGCAGAAACTATAGAAGGAGAAATCTTTGATGATGGAGAACCTAGAGCAAAAATGCATTACTTCTATCTAGATGGTGAAGCTGAAGAAATAAATGGCTATGATATCTGTGCAGGTAATATACATGCTTTATCTATGGCTATGAATCAAAATATCTTTGAAGCTTTAATTATATTTTGGGATGGTAGTAAAAAAGGATGTAAAGTATGGTCTTACTATGATAGAGATATTAAAAGGATGCGTGGTTACGTATGGTTACAGAATGATGAAACAGTAGCACCATTCATTAGTAGAGCTCTTGACAGATCAGAAGTTATTAACACGTCCTATACAGTAGACAAAGAAGGTAAAATTCATTTCTTACATGAAAAAAGAACTAAATGAAAGTATGTATAAAGTGTTTTAAAGAAAAAAAAGAATCAGAATACTACACAAGACCAGATGGAGTTCTTTATAATGATTGTAAAGACTGTAAAAGAGCCTATTATAGAGAACTACATAAACTTAAGAGCAAAAGTCTTGAGTGGAGAGTTAAACGTAGTGAACAAAATAAAAAAAGATATCACGCAAACAAACATACGGAGGTAACAAATGAACAATAAACAACAAACAGCAGTAGAGTGGTTGGTAGATAATTTACATTATTTACATTCAACAAAATGGGATGATATAGTAGAACAAGCCAAAGAAATGGAGAAGGATATGATTATTGAAACATCTAAAAATTCCTACATCACTGGTTATTTAGATAATCAAGCTAAGGTAGATGATTCAAATAATTTTCCAGAAGAATACTACAACGAAACCTTTAACACCAAAGAGAAATGAGCAATAAACAAAGTATTATGATTGGCAAGAGTCACCAACTTAAAGAACATCCGTATAAGTTTATACACCATCCACAGTTAGGTTTGATTGCCATTGCAAAAAAAACAACGAAACCTTTAAAACAAAAGAGAAATGAAAAAGTGGTTTTATAGAACATTCAAAGTCATTACCACAGAGCAAGCGGTTGAGTGGAAATTGATTCATCGTTATAACATATACGGAGATTTAATTAACCAAATTAATTGCAGAAGCGTTTGGGCTGATAGCAATGGAAGGCTATATAGAGTAAAAGAACTATTTAACACCACAAAGAAATGAAAACACCAATGCAAGAGCTAATTAAAGAGCTTAAAGATTTACAAGAATCACTTGACCCTTATGGTTTACATGATGCTATTGAGTTTGCAGAATCAATGCTTGAGAAAGAGAAGGAGTTTGTTACAAACTTTGCTATGGACTATGTGTCATCTGGAAATGTTGGATGCGCTATTTGGGCTGATGGACCACCAGAGTTAGACATAGAAAAAAATGCAAGAGACTACTATAAAGAATACATTAACACCACCTCGTTAGATTTAACGGAGTGGTCTAACACCAAAGAAAAATGAAACAGAGCAGTATTGAATGGGTAGTTGACCAACTTATTGAGAAAGACTTATTAATGATTTATGGCAAACCGTTAGAAGATAATGACCTTATAGAAATCCTTAACCAAGCCAAAGCAATGCACAAGGAGGAGATTGAGACAACCTACGAAGAAGGTATGTTTCATCACATATACGGAATGACTCCAAAGGAGTATTACGATGAAACCTTTAACACCAAAGAGAAATGAAAAACAAAACATACGGAGGTAACAAATGAAAAGATTTGAATACTTAAAGGTATTTAACAGTCCTTTTAAAAGACCAAAACTAAAATGGTATATTGGTGAGATTGCTATTGGCACACCATACTTCTATCCTAGAAAAACAGTTAAAGACCCAGACAAACCTGGTTGGTTAAAATTTGTACCTAAAAAGATTGGGTTTGATTTTGTTGGTTTAGGTTATAAAATAAAATGGAGCTCTACAGATTATAGATTTGAATGGGCTCCACTTATATCCTTTGTGTTTTTTAAATGGCAGATTGCTGTTATAGTGACAGCACCAGAACAATCTCAATATTGGGAAGCATGGTTATTTTACAACCGTGATACTAAAGGAACTCCAAAAGAACGTATAGAACAATGCAAAGAAGAATTTAGCTTAACTTATATTTCTCACAAAAAAGACGGAACTAAGAATGTTATAGACTATTACGATTTAATCTTAAAGGATAAGTACAAATGAGAAAAATAGAACAAGTTAAAATTCCAGTTGATATTGAAACTTATAACTGGAAATTAGTTAGAGAATCAGACGGACTAACTAAACAATCTAAAGATGTATTGTGGTTAGAGTTCAATGAAGAGGGTAGAGTAAAGCAAGATCATAAAGAGCCTGCTGTTGGTAGGTCATTGTTGATGTCTCCATTCAATCAGTTCTTTACTTGGCAAACCACTACAATTACAGAGATAGTAGAACAAAAAGAAAACTATATTAAATTTAAAACTAAAAATAGTACATACGAATTATGGAAGCAATCTTAAAATTTAACCTACCAGAAGAACAGCCTGAATTTGATAATGCTGTTGGTGGATGGAAATGGTCTTTAGCTTTTTGGGAATTAGACCAGCATTTAAGATCCCAAATTAAGTACAATGATAAACTTACTGAAGAACAGTATAACACAACTCAAGAAATCAGAGACAAGCTCTGGGATATCTTAAAAGAAAAAAATTTAAGTTTTGATTAATGAAATACACAAATAGATACGGAGACATATTTACTTTTACTAAAGATAGTGATGGTAATGTTTTATGGGAAGGTGAATTTCAACATTGCAGATTTGGGTGGCCTAATGTTTATGATGATGCTTATGCAGCGTACATAGAAGATGGTAGCCCTTATGGTGTAATGGAGATGGAAGAGTTTAAGAAAAAAATTCATGAGTATGATGACTCAAAATACTTTATGGAAGATCTTAAATATGTAAAGTTAGTTTATTCAAACAGAAATAAAATAAATATGGTAGATCCTTCTGGAGGTCCTTACATATCTGCAGGATTTTCTCTTGAACATATAGATGAAGAGTTTGAAGGAATGATTGTAGAAGGATTTGAAGTTATTCCTACAGGTTACAAAATACTTATAAATGATAAAAAAACAAGAGACTAAAACTCTTGTTACCAAACCTAATAACAATAGTGCTAACTGTATTGCACCTAATGTAATTTACGGCTGCTTTGGCGGTTGTGTAAATACTTACTGTTATATGTCTAGGTATAATGGTGACAGAGTATTTGTAAATCAAAACGTAGATGCAATTTTTAATTCTGTAGTTGAGTGGGAAAAAGACTATGTTAAAGTCCCTGATCAACAAGATCCTGTTTATACTATGGTAGACATAGCTTGTAACAGTGACTTAGTCTTGATGCAAAAGCACATGCCAGAGCCTCTAATAGATTATCTTAAAAGATATGATGATCACCCTAGATTAAATAGTACAATGGCTACAAAGTATCCTGGATTACTTAAACTAGATGTAAATCATTTCAATAAGAGACCTAGAGTTAGGGTTAGTGTTATGCCTCAGATATATGCTGATGTATTAGAACCTAATATGCAAAAAGTGCATAGTCGTATTGAAGACATAAACAGATTAAAATTACTAGGTTGGGAAGTTCATATTAATTACAGTCCTTTAATTTATGTAAAAGGTTGGAGTAAAGAGTATGATAACTTATTCAAAACAGTAAAAGATATTGCAGGGGAAAACAAATGTGAAGTTATAGCTTTAACTAATCATAAACTACAGATGACTAGATCATCTGCTAAAGCTCAAGAGTTAATGAAATACAGCTCTGAGATTAAAAACAATCAAGGTATAATGAGATATCCATTGAGTCATAAGACCCCATTGATAAATAAGTTTAAAGAAATTTACTCACAGTATTTTGATTTGTCTACAATTAGATACATATTTTAAATTAATCTAACTATGTTAACTATACTAAAATGTAAAGGAGGCGATTGTCCTCTTAAAGGCAAGTGCTATAGATATCTTTCCCCCTTTGATGATTTGTATTTTGAATCTATTCCTTGGGATGGTACAGATTGCAAACAGTTTTGGGAAGTAGGAGATTTAACTATATGGCAAGATTTAATTAAAAATATGATCAAATCTGATTTTGATAATAATAACTCTAACAATGAAAAAACTAATTAAAACATTAAAAAGAATTATGCAACTACTTAAACTACCATTTTACATAGGAGACGAAGACTATGCAAAGTACCAAAAGAATTACACACCTAACTTTTCTAACAACCCAGATAGCTTAGAAGAATATTTTGAAACTTTAGAACGTACTAATACTGAATTCAAGGTAATAGGTAAAGCTTTTATCTGGAAAAGTAGTCCTGAAGGCTATGAGTATTGGAGAAAAGTTAATCAACGTTTATGGCGTTCTATCCAACTTAACAATGCTAAAGAGAGATTGAATGAAAAAATCACTGATTTACTACAGGAAAAAGCTGAAGCTTTAGAGAGAAAGAAAGAAATTGAGAAAGAGTATAGAGAAGCTAAAAAAGTTTACGATAAACTTGATAGAGAATTACTTATAGTAAAAAATCAAGTAGAGAAAGTAAACTACACTATTACTGTACTGGATAAAAACATTGCTAAAGTTCAGAAAGAAATAGAAAAGAATATTAAAGACTTTGAAAAACTCGATGAAGATGAAGATGACTTTTAATTCCGAATTTAAATTTACTTACGAAACTGTAGCAGACTTTGATAGGGATAGAGCTTCTGGCTTCATCCCTAATGCTACTATAGTTAGGGTAAATTTAGTAAATAGAGATGGTTTAATAATAGATCGTCCTATTCACACAAAAGAAGAGTATTTGCAAGAAATTGAAAACATTAACCAAAATGATTACATAGTAGAGGTAAGTGCTTATACTAGTAATTATTACTTTGACATTAATGATTATGACTAATTTAAGAGATGAATTACAAAACGAAGCACTGATAGAGGCTTCTAGATTTCTTAGAGCAGGTTTAAACTTATCAGTTGGTTTCGGTAAAACAAAAGTAGGATTAATGTATTTAAACAAGTTTAGAGGTAAAACTTTAATAGTAGTCCCTAAGCTTGACATTATTAAATCTTGGCAAGATGACGCAGTTAAGTTTGGATATGAAGATGTTATTGAAGATTGTACTTTTAGTACTTATCTTTCTTTAACTAAACATAATCCACAAGACTATAGTAATCTTGTTATGGATGAGGCTCATAATGCTAAATCATCTCACTTACCCTTCTTATCTAATTTTGAGGGAAGAATTCTAGGACTTACAGGTACACCACCTTCTTGGGCTACTAGTGAAAAAGGTCAAATAATGACAACATATTATCCAATAAGATACACATACACTACTGACGAAGCAGTAGATGATGATATCTTGAACGATTATAATATTAGAGTTCATTATATTCCTTTATCGCAAAAGAACAATATAGAAGTAACTTATGCTAAAGGTAAGTTTAAGACAAGTGAGAGAAAGTCTTATGACTATTCTACTAAAAGAATTGATACAGCTAGCTTGAATCAAGTAAAGTTTGCACACATCAATCGTATTAACCAACTTAAAAGTTTTAAATCTAAAGAAAAATTTGTAAAACAATTGCTAAAGTACATCCCTGAAGACGAAAAAGTACTAATCTTCTGTAACACTATTGAGCAAGCAGAACGCTTGTGTGAGAACTCTCACCACTCTAAACAGAAAGATAGTCCCTTAGAAGCGTTTAAACAGGGCTCTATTACAAGATTATCTTGTATTGAGCAGTTAAGTGAAGGTATTAACATACCAAATCTGAAACATGCTATTATTCTTCACACTTATTCTGGAGGATCTCCTAAAGCTAAACAGAAGTTTGGCCGATTAATGCGTTTACCTACTACAGAAACTGCAAGTATTCATATACTTTGTTATAAAGATACTGTAGATGAAAAGTGGGTTAATGAGAATTTAAAAAACTTTAACCAAGACAAAATTAAAACCAAAACCTATTAAAACTAATCAATTATGGAAAAAACCAATCATTCAAAACAGACAATTGAGCTATTAAGAGAATTAGATGATTTAATTCAACGTGATTATGAACAGGCTTTAGCTATGTTGGAAGAATTCAAGCAACAGAAATTTGAAGAAACCTTGGATAATCCACTGCAATTAACTATTTTTGATACACAAACTGCATAGTTATGGGTAAAATGAAAGACCTATACATGGAGTTAGTACAAGAAGAACGAATTAAAGAAGAAGTAAACAAAATGAACGCAGAAGAAATTTTAAATAAGATCTCTGAAGTAGATAGAGAGAAACTTACAGAGAATGCTGACATCAAAAGTAAAGAACTTATTGCTGATGCAGAGAAAATTGTAACTGATTACACAGGTAAAGAACCTATTAACTTTACAAAAGAAGACAGAAAGCTAGTTTCTAGTATTGGGCTATATTATTATAGCAAAATAGTACAAGAATTGCCTTTTGGAGATGAAAATCTACCTTCTTACTTCCATACCATTAAGGTATTTTGGGACAGAATTAAGGAAAATTTAGAAAACTACTGGGTTCAATTGTAAACATTATTAAAACTAAACTAACTATAGGAGGCTTAACGGCCTCCTTTTTATTTTAAAAAAATGGAAAAGAAAAAAACATTTAAAGTCCTAGCTACTTTTTCTCAAGAAGCTAGTTTATTACTAGATACAGAAAATGTACAGGATTTACTAGATTCTGATGATTTAACACAAGGAGTACATTGGGATGTTAAAGAATTTGAAACTAAAGCTGAAGCTATTGCATACATAGATGGTATCAATGATGCAAATGGTTGGGCAGATCCTAATGCAATTCTATTATGAGACACGAAGAAGAATTATCAATAGTCATTAAGACTATTATGTTAGAACAGCCCTTTTATGGGTTGTTTTTGTTAAACGTAAACAAAGAGTTTAGTAAGAGAGTTCCTACAGCAGCAGTAACTATTGAGGGGATAAACTATAAACTAATTGTAAATCCAGATTTCTGGGATAGTTTGTCTGATAACCATAAGCAGGGTTTGATTCTACATGAAGCCAAGCATATTGTTTTTGGGCACTTATTAATGAGAGATAGCTTTTCAAACCATAAGCTTGCTAACGTAGCTATGGATTGCGAGTTAAATCAATATATTAATAGCGAGCTATTACCGGATGGAGCTATACTACCTGAAACTCTAGAAGAGGAACTAGACATTATTCTAAGTGAAAAAGCAGGTACTCATTATTATTATAATGCTATTAATAAACAACTACAAGAACAACAAGGTCAGGGTAATCCTGATAAAGCTTGTAATGGTGGTATGGGTGGAGATGGTTTACCAGACACACTAGATGACCATAGTACTTGGGATGAGATGGCAGATAATATGTCTGAAGCAGAAAGAAAGCTTGTAGAGAAACAAGCAGAACACTTAATTAAACAAGCTGCTGAAGAAACTTTGAAATCTAGAGGTCATTTACCTGGAGGTGTTCAAGAGATTTATAACCGTATTACACAAGTAACAGAAGCTAAATTTAATTGGAAAGCTTACTTACGTCAATTTGTAAACGGTAGTATTAGATCTACTATGAAGTCTTCACGTAAAAAGATCAATAGACGATTGGAGAAACAAGATGTACCTGGTAAGAAATATCTTAGAAAGGTAAACATGCTTGTTGCAATAGATACTTCAGGTTCTGTAAGTTCTAACGAATTAAAAGAATTTATGAATGAGATACATCACATACATAAAAACGGAGCTGAAGTAACAATTATACAGTGTGATACAAGAATCAACTCTATTGATAAGTTTAATCCTAAAATGAATATAGAGATTAAAGGTAGAGGTGGAACTGAGTTTGACCCTGTTATAGACTACTACAATAAGAATAGGAGCCAATTTACTTGCCTTGTTTATTTTACTGACGGAGAATGTCATTGTGAAATAAAACCACAAGGTAAATTATTATGGGTACTATCTTCTGTTTCTAAAATTAACGAGTATCTTCCTGGTCCTCAAATTAAACTAAACTAAACAATTAACAACTAACAATTAAAAACTAAATCAATGGCACAAGTAAATTTAAACACAGCAGAATTAAAAACATTTGTAAAGCAAATCATCGAAAATAATAGATACATTCAAGAAAAAGGAATGACACCTGTAGCAGTTAATGTAGAGGGTGATCACGGTCTAGGTAAAACTACTGTAATTAGTCAAATTGCACAGGAAGAGGGACTAGACTTTGTAAAGATTAACGTAGCTCAGTTAGACGAGTTATCAGACTTAGTGGGTTTTCCATTAAAAGAATACCAAATCAGTAAAAATGTAGATGGAGTAGCTAAGACTAAGTGGGTTACAGAAATGGAAGCTGAAAGAGCTATTAAAGATCCTTCTGTTAGACTTACAGGTCTTAAGAGAACTTCTTATGCACCACCTGAGTGGATATCTGGTAAAGCTAATGGCGGTATTCTTCTTCTTGACGATTATACTCGTGGTAGCCAAATTATGATGCAAGCTTGTATGGATTTAATCTATACTCAAGAGTATTATTCTTGGAAACTTCCTAAAGATTGGCACATTATCTTAACTACTAATCCTGATAACGGTGACTATCAAGTTACTTCTATGGATGCTGCACAAAAGACTCGTTTTATTTCTTGTCAATTAAAGTTTGACGTAGACTGCTGGGCTAAGTGGGCAGAAGAAGTAGGTATGGATAACCGTTGTATTAACTTTGTTTTGAAACATCCGGAACTTATAGGAGATAAAACTAATCCTCGTTCTATTACTACATTCTTTAACTCTATATCTGGGTTTGAGAACTTTGCAGACCAGTTACCTATTGTACAAATGATTGGCGAAGGTAGTATTGGACCTGAAGCAACTACTCTATTTACTACGTTTATTCATAATAAGCTAGATCAATTACCTCATCCTTCTGAAATACTAGACACTAAGATTACTTCTGATACTTCTGTATCTAGATTAATTGATGTTATTGGTGAGGGTAATAATTATCGTGCAGACATTGCAAGCATATTAACTACTCGTATTGTAAACTACAGTGTTAATTTCTCTAAAACTAATAAGATAGATGATAAATTTATCGAAAAGATTGAGAAAATCACTACATCCTCTGCTCTTACTATAGATTTAAAATACATGTTTATTAGAAATCTAATGAAAGATGCAAAGCGTAAATTCCAACAATTATTAATGAATGAAGAAATTTTAGATTTAACAACTAAATAATAAATTATGTTTACTAAAAAAATTAAAATAATAACTATAAATCATGATATTTTACCTAATCTGGTAAATCAGTGGAGTCTTAATGACGAAGATCGTTTGATAGTACAATCTAGATTTCGTGAATTATTTAAAATACAGGAACAAACTTTTGTATATACGGAAGAAAAATTTAAAAACTTACCGATTTCAAATCGTAAATTAGTAGACGGGGATAAGCTTTATGTTTATCCCACTACTAACTTGCCTAGGCATAAGATTAGAAATACTAGCAAACTAAATTTACAATTTAAAAGAAGTATTGAATCAGCTAATGTTTTAGTTATTGACTACAAAGCTTTTGAAAAAACTTTTAGTTATGGCTGGATATCTAGGCATGTTTTTCAAAGTAGTAGAAACGGTTTAAATACTATATTTAATGCATTGTTTCAAGAATCTATAGAGGGTATATTCTCTGAGGAGCAAATTTCTGAAATGTTAGTTGATAATCAGCACATCTATTTTGATAATATGGTTCATAAAGTATTTACTTCAGACCCTACATTTAATAGTAGTTACTCACATCGTTTCACAGATTATTATAGTAATGATTATAGCATTGTTCATACTGATATATTAGCAAAGTCGTCTACTACTCAAATAGATAAGCTTAAAAGTATTGAAATTCTAGAGTATGCATTAGCAAACAATTATGATATTATGTTACCTAATAATGTCTTAAATGATGTATTGCCTAATACTATACTTACAGAGAAAACTTTTCAAAGGTTTGATCAAATGCTAAAAAGCGATGGAGACTCTATTAACCTTGCTCTTGAGATGCTTTGTAACTGTGATATAGAACGTTCTGCATTTTATCTTATCAGACTAATACAGGATAATATGAATAGTATTAAATGGTCTAAAACTTATAATAATGTAAATTTTAAAGCATTTAGAACAAGTGTAAATACTATATTTTCAGGACATGGACGGGATTATATCTTTGAACATAGTTTACGTTATTCAGAAATCTTTACTCTTTTAGGTAGTGCTAAACTTTTAACTAAAGAACATCTTGATTACTACAAAGAAGATGTTAAGAGAGACTTTAGCTATGTTCCAAGTAATAAATTCTTTAAAGTAACAAAGATTGAAGCTACTGATGAACTAGTTAAGTTGTTAGATGAAAGTGCTGAATATCTTAAAAAACTAGGAGGAGAATTGGAACCTGAGTTAACAGAAGAAGAAACTGTATGACGTACTTAGATTTTAATTGTTATGGAGAAAGTCTGGATTCAACCCCAGACTTTTTTCATATGAAAAGACAATATGAAGAGGATATGTTAATTAATTCAGTAGAAAATTTGGAAGAAAATTTGAATTTATTTTTGCCAGTAAATGAAAAAATTGGTAATTTTGATGCTACTAGAATTGTGGAAAACCTAGATATTGATTTAATTAAAGAAAAAAAGACAAATGACAGAGCAACCAAACCAACCTAGAGTAAAGAAGTCCTTTTACGATGTATTATGGGCACTTTGTGAAGACAAAGGTATTATTGAGTACTGGATTTCAGAAGGTTTATTAGGTAAATCAAATGACACTTTTTATTGGACAGCTAAAGCCCAAAACAAGTTCAACTATACTGTAGTTGGAGAAAGAAAAGGTTCAGTAGAATTACCAGTTTCTAAGAAACAGACTGAAAAACAGAAGAAAGAAGAATTCGATAGTAAAGTTTCTGAAAATAAGTTAGAAGAGTTCTTATCACTATTCTCAAGCAAAAACCTTGGTATTTCCGGTAAAAGAACACCTCAGATTACTGTTGTAAAGAAATTGATTAAATTCTTTGAAGATTATCCTATGTATAACATGGACACTATTATCCGTGCTACTAAACTATATATAGAAGATCATAAGAAGAATGGAACAATGCAGTACATCAGAGAGTGTGGCTACTTTATCTATAAAAAGATAGATGGAATTGACCAAAGTGATTTAGCTAAATGGTGTCAAGAGGCTCAAGATGGTGGGCAAAGTTATACTAGTCGCACTATCTTATAACTAACATATGAAATTTAGCACTATCCTTAAACAGATAGAACGTAATAAATCCATTAAGGAAGAGGGAGGATTGACTTCTATTCCCCCACCATTTCCTAGATTAGCTGAACACTATGGTGGATTTACTAAAGGTTCTATAAGTTGTATTACTTCTAGCTCAGGTACAGGTAAGACAAAGCTTACAAAGTTTTTGACTGTACTTAATATCTACAAGCAAACTTACAACACTAATATAACTCCTAAAATCTTCTACTTTGCTTTAGAAGAATCTGAAACTGATTTCTGGTTATCTTTTATCTCATTCTTTTTATACGAAAGATATAAGCTTACTGTAAGTATTTCTGACCTAAAGTCATTAGGTAAGTTTACAGTAACTAATCAATTAATGGAGAAAGTTAAAGAGGCAGAAAAGTTTATACAGAAACTACAAGAGTTTGTAGAAGTTGTAGATTATATTAGAAATCCTACTGGTATTGCAAAACATGTTAAAGCTTACTTTGATAATCCTGAAATAGGAGAACATAAGTACAAAGAGTCTACTGATAAGAACGGTAACACTAAAAAGTATTTATCGCATTATGAGTATAAATCAGAAGATCATTGGGTTTTCTTTATTTTAGACCATATTAGTTTGTTGTCAAATGAGACAGCACCTGATACTAAAATAAAACTAACGTCTTATCAGACATTTGACTTTATGATTAAAGACTACGTACTAGATGTTTTCTCAAAAAGATACAAAATAGCTAACATTATTGTACACCAACAGACTCCTTCTTCAGAGAAGGCAGTATTTAGTTCTAGAGGTAATCTTATTGAAGAGAAACTAGAACCATCCTTAGAAGAGTTACACATTAATAAAGGTGTACACCAAGACTATGAAGTTGTAATAGGATTATTTAATCCTTCTAGATATGATATAGCTGTTCATAATGGCTATGATATATCTCTATTAGGTAAGACTTACAGATCTCTTAAGATTCTTAAAGATCGACACTTTGGCTTAGAAAACGCTAGTGTTGGATTATTCTTTAATGGAGCTAACGGAGAGTTTGAAGAACTACCTAGACCTGAAGAAATGGTTACTACTAATTATTATGAAAAACTTAAAAACAAAATTAAAATAATGAAAGAAAATGAACAAAGATGAATTTAGTCCTGCTTTGGAAAAAGTATTGACTATGATGTGTGAAAGTGTTGGAGTCAACTACGAAGATGTTGACTTTAATAAAGAAGAGTGGTACATGCAACATGATTGGACACAAGAACAACAAGACCAGTTTAAGCAAGATTTATATCAAGCAGTAACAGAGTCTCCTAAATTCTTTAAAGATCTATTTGCCTCTAGGGGTCCTAAAAGAAGACTTAAGGCCCAGATTGAGTTTTTTATCATGTCTTATGGCTGGAAGACTCACTATAACATTGAACATTAAAAATAATTAAAAAACTAATCAAAAAAATTAATATGTCTATTTTACCGAAAGAGATTGTAAAATCTACCGAAGAAGCACCAAAAGACTTGATTGTCTATTCACAACCCAAAATGGGTAAAACAACTATTATGGCAGAACTTACCAAACAAGTAAATGGTAAAGCTCTGATTCTTAACTTAGAATCAGGTGGAACTGACTACGTAGATGGTTATTATGTAAACTGCTATGAAACTCCTACAGATAGCTTTAAAGAAGCAATCTCACGTTACAAGCAAGTAATTAAAGAATTACAAGAGAACCCAGGAACCTATGATTATTTAATCATTGACAGTTTAACTGTATTGGATTCTTGGTCTGATATAGCAGGTACTTATAAATACATGAGTACTCCTATAGGTAAGAACTTTAATCGTGATCCTAAAACAGGTAGAGTATTAAGCCATACAGATGCAGAATGGAAATCTGTTACTACACTAGGTGATGGTAATGGTTGGAGATTCCCTCGTATGTGGTTTATGGATCAAGTAGAATTACTTAGTTCTCTTGCTCCTTACCGTATTTGGGTAGGTCACGTAAAAGATAAGTTTATTAAGCAAGATGGTGGTGCAGATATTATTTCTGGCCATGAGATTAACTTAACAGGTAAACTTAAGAACATGCTTACTGTACGTGTAAGTACTTTAGCTAAACTTGTAGCTGAAGGAGATAAGAGATATCTTTCTTTTGAAATTGATAATGATAATCTTATTGGTGGATCTCGTGTTCCTCACTTAACAGGAAAGATGTTAATATCAGAAAAAACAGCTAAAGGCTACAAAACTCACTGGAATGTAATATATCCAAAAATTAAAAAGTAAAACAAACAAAAAACAAATAAACAATTAAAAAATCAAAATTATGAATTTAAACGAACTAGAAGTAAAAGGTCCTGGATCAGGAGCATCAGAAGGACAAACAGGTAAGAAATTGTACACAGGTTTATTACCAATCCAAATTAAGTTAGTTAATCCAACCGAAAAACAACTTGCAGAGTTTTATGGCGTTGAAGAGAGTAAAATTAAAGAAGTAAGTTACATAAGAGAAAGAGATGGTGAGTCTACAACTCGTCTTGATTTCTACTATGAGAATCATTCATCTTCAAAGCATAACATTAAGGGTAAATTTTCTATTTTTATTAGAAAAGAGACTAGACAATCTAAAGCAGGTAAGAAACAATACATAGATGATTTTACTAGAACTTCTTGGGCAATGAACTTATCTGAGTTAAGTCAAAATCAAGAACAAGTAAAAGATTTTATGCGTTTAGATATGAGCACTGCAAGAGAAGCTTTCCCAGGTGAAGAGACTATTTATAATTTACTTAAAGCTTATGGTAATATTATTCCTCGTAATAAGCCTCTAAAGTTAACCCACACAGATAATTTATTTGTAGCTGATGGATCAGAACTTCAGAAATTTTTTGACTTCTTTAATAATAAAGACGGAGGAATGCTAGCTATGTTAGGAGTAAAAGACTATAAATACCAAGAAGTATTTACTGGACACTTTATGCCTTTACACAGTAAGCTTAGTGACTACGATAAAAGACAAATTGAAGGTGATTATGGCTTTAAAGCATACTTCGCTGGATATGTCTTGAGTGAATATGTTCCGGAAGCTGCACCAGAAGTAGATGAGGAAGAGTCATTATTTTCTTCAGGATCTAATTCTTTGAAATCTAATGTAGATGTAGAGGACGAAAATCCATTCTTACTTTAATCAAATCAAAGGGGGTACTTAGGTATCCCCTTTATTTTTAATCTTCTATTATATGAATTTAGAACAACTAGAAACACGTACATCAATATCAACAATCTATGATTTATTAGGACAAGAGAGGATTATGTCTTTTTACTTTAACGACAGTGTAGTTATAGGTAAGAAGTATTTAAATCCTTTTAGGGATGATAACCATCCTGCATGTACTTTTAGATGGACTAAGTCAGGCAATCTATATTTTAATGATTTTGCTACTGAGAAAGTAAGTTATAGTCCTATAGATATTGCTTGTATGCGTACAGGTTACGGTTTTCCAGATATTCTATATAAAATTGAGAAAGATTTTCACCTTACAAACTTAAACCTAGAAGACAGACAACAACTAGAAGCTGAAACAAAAGCATTTAAACCACCAGAAATCAAACCATCAACAATTAAAGTAAGAGTAACTAAATTTAAAAAACAAGATTATGATTACTGGGCACAGTTTGGAGTTACAACAGAGATTTTAAAATTTTACAACGTTCGTAGAGTTGATAAAGCATGGATAGGAAACAGTCTATGGTATGTAAATAATGATATTGATCCTTGTTATAGATATAAGGAGAAGGATAAGTTTAAATTATATCGTCCTTTCTCTAAACCTACAACTAAGTGGCGCAGTACATACTTTGGAGGTATACTAGAAGGATATACTCAACTTCCTCATAGAGGGACACAACTTGTAATTACTAAAGGTCTCAAAGATGTAATGACTTTACATGCTGTAGGTATAAATGCAGTAGCTGTAAGAAGCGAAAACACTCCTATAACCGATAATGCTTATAATCTACTTAAAAACCGATTTGATAAAATTATTATATGGTTTGATGCAGATGAGCCCGGAATTAAGGGTGCTAGAAAACTAGGTAGCATGTATGGTCTAAAAAATATAGAACATGATGCTAGTTTAGGTAAGGATCCAAGTGAGATTTATAGAAATCACGGAAAAGAAAAATTATTAGAACTAATTAACAGTTATTTAAAATGAAAGAAAAACAAATATTAACAGTAAAAGACGCTATAGAATATGTAATAGGGTTAAGTGTAGAGCGGTTTAATAAAACTGAACTACATAAGGAAAGTTTACTAAAACAAGTAAACAACGACAAAAAGATTAAAAACCTGCTTAAAGTGAATATATTCAAAGCACAAAATGATATGGATATAGCTAAATCTTTAAACACATCACAAACTAAGACAGAATCTCAACAACTTCATCGTGTTTTAACTAATAAAAACGTTCCTAGAAAGCATAAAGAAACTTTAATCCTTACTCACTACAAGAGTAAGGATGCAAGAACCTTGAAAGATGTAGAATTCAATATATTAAGTGAAGTAACTAAAGTACATGATTTAAATCCAGACGTTATTTTATCTAGATATAAAGGAATTGATGTAGTATTTGCTAGATATCAATACATGGTAATCTTACATAGAAACTTAGGATACACATTAAGCAAAACAGGATCTCTTCTATCTAGAGATCACAGTACTGTTATTAATGCACTAAGAGTTCACGATGATATAATGAAATTTAATCTTGACAAGCCTTACATAAAGAAGTTTAATAAGATCATGAGTAGTGTAAAAGAAAAGTATTCAGATGATTTAAATTTCCCAAGAGATCAAAGATGAAGAAACTTATAGACATGTCAGATACCTGGTACAATAGACTAAGGCCAGTTATTGAATCTGATAAATTTAAAGAGTTAGCTACGTTTATAGCTGAAGAGAAGAAAACCAAAACAATTTACCCAAGCAGAGAAAATATATTTAAAGCGTTTAATTCAACTCCATTTGAAGAAGTAAGAGTAGTTCTATTAGGACAAGACCCATACCCTACTGAATTTAAAGGAGAACCTGTAGCATGTGGATTAGCATTTGCTCCAAACAATCCTGAATTTAAACCACCTTCCTTACGAATAATCTATAATAATCTTAAAGACACTGTCTATAAGGATAGATTAACCTTCCCTGATGATTTAGATATGAGAACTTGGGCTGACCAAGGAGTATTATTGTTAAACATTGGATTAACTGTAGTTAAAAGTAAAGCAGGCTCCCACATTAAACAGTGGGAGTTCTTTACTGAAGCTGTAATTAATACTTTGAATGACTCAGCTGGACTCATTTTTATAATGTGGGGTAAAGAAGCGCAGAAATATAAACATCTGATTGATGAAACTAAGCATTATATACTAGAAGCAGCTCATCCAGCCTCTTCTATTTATAGTGGACAACCGTGGAAATGTGATCATTTCTCTAAAGTAAATTACTATTTATCGTTAAATCACAATGAAGAGATTCATTGGTTAAAAAATCTAGACTAAATTATGAAAAACATAGAAACCAAAACAGACCAAGACTTAAACAGTCTATTAAACAAACAAGAATTACGCAGTCAATTAATAACTTACGTACATAATCGTATTAGATTAGTACATGGAGTTCATGGCGCAGATGAATATGAATATACTCACAAGTTGGGTAGAATTCATGAATTAGAAGAACTGTTAGTATTCTGTGATACACTTAGATCAGCAGAATAATTATTGTGGAAAAAAATAAATAATAAGTAACTCTAGACAAAAAACTTTTATTAAGTTTGTACCTGTCTACTGTTGCTTCGTCTTTTAGACATATCTGTTTTTTTCCATTGATTTAGTAAAAGAAGGGGGGTTTATGCCCTCCTTTTTTTATATTTGTAATACGTGAATTAAAACTAGATATGCTAAATAGAAAACCAAAACCTAAAAAGACACCTATAAAAGGTGAAGCTGTCAAAGTTGAAAAGGAAACTATCTGTTCTAACTGTAATAAGAAAAGACCTTATGCTAACAAGACAAAAAAGCTTTGCCAATACTGTGTTAAAAAGATAGCTACAGAAAAAGCTAAGGAACGTAAAGCAAAAGAACGTAAGAAGAAAGCTGAGACAATAACTCAAGCTAAACTAGACCAAGTTACTTCTTGGTTAGTTAGAGCCTTACATGAAGAAAAATGCCATGCTTGTGGTGTAGAACTACCTAAGAATAAATTACAGTGTTGTCACTTTGTAAGTAGAACAAAGACTACTACAAGATTTAACTTACATAACATGTTACCTGGTTGCCAGGTTTGTAATATGTACACTCCTCATCACGTATGGGAATTAGGTAAATCTATTAACAAGAAATGGTCTGAAGATGAAACAGAAAAACTTTTAGAATTAGCAGGTAAACAACTCAAGTTAAACAACAATGATAGAAGAGAAATCTATGATATCTATCTAGAGGCGCTACATGCTGCACAAAATAGAGAGTATTCTCTAGATGAAAGAATGCAGATACTTGATGCAGTTTACCAAGACTACTTAACAATTGTAAATAAATTAATAAAATGATAGGATTAGTAACAGAAAATCCTAATGTAATACAAAATATTAAAGGCAAACATGAAGAAGTTGTAATTGCTACCAAAGAAATGGCATTACAGTTTCTTGAAACACTAGATTGGATTGGTTTTGACGCAGAGACATTAGGTTTTGATCCTTATTTATCTGACTTAATTACTATCCAGATGGGTAATAATAAGCACCAGTTTGTAATTGATGTAAAGACAGTAGACATAACTTACTTTAAAGACTTACTAGAGAGTAAACCTCTTATAGGTCATAACTTAAAGTTTGACTTACGTTTCTTATATCACTACAGAATTATACCCTACAAGGTATATGATACGTTTTTAGCTGAAAAAACAACCCGATTGGGTATAACTACGCATAAATCTTCCTTAGCAGACACAGTCAAGAGACATTGTAATGTAATTCTTGATAAATCTGTACGAGCAAGTATTGATGGTAGTTTTAATATACCCTTTATAATCTATTCTGCCTTAGATGTAAAGTACTTACATAGGATAAAAGAGACACAACTAAAGATTTTAGAAGAAGCAGATTCACTAAAGTCAATTGAGTTAGACAATAGATTCGTAATAGTACTAGCGTACATTGAATATTGCGGATTTAAACTAGATGGTCAAAAGTGGCAAGAGAAAACAAACAAAACAAGAATTAAAGCAGACAAAGCTAAAGAAGAACTTGATAAGTATATCTTAGAAAACAACATGTCTGACTTTATTAATTACCAAACTGATTTGTTTTCTTCTGGCTTAAGGACCAATATCAATTGGAAT